TTTAAAATTTATGCTAGTGAAAACTAGGTAATTCTAAACAAAATTATTCATGAAATATGAAATAATTAAATTAACGCAAGATTCGATTGATATGTATCTATCTGATAGTGCACAACAATCTGCTTCCGGATATTTTGAAAACTTATCGCGAGGACAGAACCCTACGCAACGTACACCGCTGTACAAAGATCTCTCTAGTGACGAGGTGTTTGATCTTTGGGTAACGTTTCTGAAATCCCGTATGGAAAGCTTTGACTTGGAACGTCCATTAATCGAGTATGATCTATCTAGATTAGGTAAGTGTGGTCCACAGGGAGGACTTAAACCTCTAGATGATCGTCTTGAAGATCTATTCGATTATTGGCAACTACCCGATACCGAAAACGTTATAATTGATCAAGATTGTATCGAGCAAGTTCGGAAAGAGCTATTTGGTAGTGTGAGAGACAAACGACCTCTTACAGTCGAAAATGTTATTCAGAGAGATGAATTTGATGATAAACTAATCACTAATTCAGGCTCTCCAGATTTTGCGAAACGTAACGATCCTGCCGTTCAGCGACACGCAATTGATGACGCAAAGTCAGGCAAATGGATTGAATACCCTATGATTTTGGGATCTAGGAGTCAACGAGGAAAAGAAAGATTTATATTCCTTGCACCATTTAGCACAAACATTGTTGAAAAGCAATATTTATACCCCTTGATGGACCATATTCGTAATGAAGACATCCCGTTCTTTGCTGCATGGGAAGGATTCTCCAAAGTTGAAACAGATTTTGAAAAGGTCAATTTCTATAATCGTGATGTTTCTTACGTACAACAGGACTATACGTCTATGGATAAGTACTTTAACTCAATGCTCGGAGAACTAGTCTTCGAAGTAACTAAAGACTTTTACCAAACAAAGTTCCACGACGAGTGGCGGAAGGTGATCCAGCATGTATTTAATATACCGGTAATGACTCAGATTGACAAGCTAGTCACAATGCCACATGGACTGATGTCTGGATCGGGTTTAACAAATTTCCTCGAATCGATAGTGTCGTACTATCTAACTTGTAAATACCGAAATGTATTACAGGAAAATATAGATACTCAAGGTCTAGGTGACGATCTTGTTTTCAACTATAATAGTCGCAAACACTCCGAGGAAGATGTCAAGACAGTAATGTTCAACGAATCAGAACAACTAAAGTTGATTCTAAGTTCAGATAAGCAAAGATTCGATGAGCACACGACAGTATACCTACAAAGATATTTTGATGAAAGGCTAAATATCAATTTAGGTAATTATCCCAGTGTATTAGCTTTAAACACTGCGATGCATCCCGAGAGGTTCCACGACGCCTCGAAATGGAGTAAAGAGATGGAGATACTCCGATGGATAATGATTCTCGAAAATTGTAAGAATTTGCCTTACTTCGAAGATCTAATTCAATTCTTTCTAAAAGGTGACAAGTACAAACTTGGACTTGAAATACCTAACTTCTTTCGACAGTTACCAATCACGTACGAAACAAGTAAGTCGATTAAAGGCTTTGTACCTTCTTATAATCAAGAAGGACTTGATCGAAGCATTGACAGTTTCGCCACTGTACAATATTTGATGAAACAGAGTGCTATAAGCTATTAGCTTCGGCGGACC